GGCGGATGCCATCGGCAGCACCGGCAAGGCAGCAACCGCAGCGGCGAAGGCTGTAAAACGCGCCCTTGCGCCCTATGACGAATTAAACCGCCTAACCTTCGCAAAGGACAGCGGCGGCAGCAGCGGAAGCGACGCAGGCGGCGGCGTAGGTGGTGCCGGTGCGGTATCTTCGGCCGTAAAGGATACCGGCGCAGACAAGGCACTTGACAGCAAAGTTTCCGCCATGAGTGATACCCTTAAACGCTTTATTGAGCCGCTTAAAAACATTTCGTTTGACAATCTCATACGGGCGTTTGCAGGGCTTAAAGAAGCGGCTATAGGGCTTGGCGGTACAATATGGGACGGGCTCGAATGGGCCTATTTTAATCTGCTTGTTCCGCTTGCAGAATGGACGATTGAAGACTTGCTCCCCGCATTCTTCTATGCTCTTGGCGGCGCGTTGGAAGCTATCGACGGAATACTTGAAGAAGTTGGGCCCGCCCTTGATTGGCTGTGGCAAAATTTCTTGAAACCTATTGCAGAATGGACGGGCGGCGTTATTGTCGATTCCTTGTATGCGCTCGGTGATGCGCTTAAATGGATTGGTGACAATGCCGATATTGCCATTGCAGGCGTTTCCGGGCTTGCGGGCGGATTTGTTGCATTCAAGGGTTTAGAAGTTGCCGGAAGCGTTATTGACTTTGTGAAATACGCGGGGGCCCTTTCAGGATCAACCACCGTTTGGGGCTCAATTAGCGCAGCACTTTCGCAGCTTTGGACGTATTTCAAAGGCTCCGCAATCGTGGGGAAGTTTACCGGCGCAATAAGCGGTTTGGGCGCGGCGTTTTCTGGCGTGGCTGCCGCTTTGGGTATTAGTGCCGGAGCCCTTGCCGCCATCATTGCGGCCGTTGCGGCAGTAATTGCGGCTATTGTGCTTCTTGCCCTTAATTGGGAAGAGGTCTGCGCGTGGTGTAAACAGGCATGGGACGATTTTTCAAAATGGATAGTCAAAGCATGGGATGATGTTATTGCATGGTTTAAGAACTTGCCCGAAACAATCCGGGCCTATTTCGACGAACTTGTAAACAAAATCAATTCCATTGATTGGTATCAAATCGGCCTTGATGCGGGTAAAAAAATCGGTGAAGGTATCGGCAAAATCATTGATTGGATTGAAGAAACTTTGGCCAATGTAAAGCAATGGTTCAAAGACCTTCCCGGCAAAATCGAAAAAGCATGGGCCGATACGCAAAAATGGTTTGAAGAATTGCCCGGAAAAATCATTGATACAATCGAAAACGCCATTGATTGGTTCGGCGAGGTGAAAAAATGGTTTAAGGACGTCGGCCAAGCTTGCGTTGACGGTATCATCGAAGGATGGCAGGCAATCAAAACCGCTGTAGGCGATTTTTGCACCGGTTTTATTGATGGCATCAAAGAAGGCTTGGGCATCCATAGCCCGAGCACCGTATTTTCCGATATAGCCGGTTGGTGTATCGAAGGTTTGAAAAATGGCCTGCTTGGCGGCGAAGGCTTGATTTCCAACGCATGGAAAACCGTCAAAGGATGGTTTTCCGGTGATGGCAAGAAAGACAGCATTGTTGCGGAAGCCAAAGTTAAGGTAACGCAAAAATGGAGCGACATAAAAGGAACTTGGGAAAGCCTTACCAACAACATCAAGGATAAAACCGTATCCATGCGGGCCAAAGTTGGCACAACTTGGAACAACATCAAATCCGCTTGGGCGAGCACGACCCAAAACATCAAAGACAAAACCGCCAACATGCGGGCCCGTGTTGGCACAACTTGGAACAACATAAAAGGGGCTTGGAGCAATACCACCAAGAATATCAAGGATAAAACCGCATCCATGAAAGCGAAGGTGGGCACGACTTGGAGCCAATTAAAAGGCAAGTGGAACAGCTTGATTCAAAACTTCAAGGATAAAACGGTAACGGTTTCGCTGAAAATCAAATCCGTTATTTCGGACATGAAATCTTGGGTGAACTCCAACGTTATCAAAAAAATAAACAAGTATGTTCCTTTCGTCAAAATTCCGTATCTTGCACAGGGCGGATGGCTGCCCGCCAATGCGCCGCAGTTGGCCGTTGTCGGTGATAACCGCCGCGAGGGTGAAATTGTAGCACCGGAAAGCAAAATCCGCGAACAGGTGAAACAGGCCATGCAGGAACTTGGAATGAACGGCGGGCCCGCTGTGGTGCGCCTTGAAATTGCAATGCCGGACGGCCGCGTAATTATCAAGGAAATTAACCGCGCACAAAAGGAAGCGGGCAAGGTTCTTTTGTTGACCTAAAAAACGGCCTGCAAGCGGCTTAATGCTTTAGGCTAACACTTACTTACAAAACCGAAAACGGGGCCGTATATGCGGCTTATAAGTTGAAATACGGCCCTTGTGGAGGTGCTAACATGGCAGAAAAATTTGAAATCATCGTTGACGGCCAAACAATCGCATGTGATGGGCTGTCTTGGGACTATCCGCAGACCGACGGCGAAAGCAGCGGCGCGACCGATGAAAATGTAATGATCCGTGACGTATTGCCGGAGCGAATGAAACTTGCTTGCACTTTTCAATACGTCGATGAAGTGAAGGCGGCGCAGCTTTTGCGCATTCGTGCCCTTGCGGAATGCAACGTAAATTTTTACGACCTTCGCACACGGGGCCGGGTAACGCGGAAAATGTATCCTGTATCCGACGAAATCACGGCCCATATGCTTCTTGATGGTACATTTTACTGTGAACCATTTGAATTACGATTTATTCAAATGGTGCCGGATGGGGTGTAATTATGTGGGCGATATCTGACGCATACCGGGCCCATAGTGAAAGCGGCATTGTTCGCAAGGCCCATGCAAAAATTATTGTTGACGGTGTGACCTATGACGGATACACGGCGTTAAAAACGTTCCCTTCTGTATCATGCGCTGCGGAGTTTATCGGCAGCTTTCCGGCGAAATCCTGCACGTTTGAAATATACGGGCGGCCCGATCTTGTGGGGAAAAAGGTTGAAGCGTTCCGGGGCCTTGAAATTGACGGCGTAATTGAATGGGTGCCGCTTGGCATCTTCACAGCGACCGCCGACGGGGTGAAAACTTCCGATACCGGCGACAGCCTGACTTTTACGGGATACGATGCAGCAACATTATTCGACGTGGAATATATCCCGCTTGAAATTGCCTACCCTACCACAATTGGCGTATTTGCGCAAGAAATAGCGTTCCGGCATGGCGTGGCCTTTGATACTACGCCTTTCCCGTGCTGTGATGTTATTTTGACGGAAGCCCCGAATATTCCGGCGGGCACGTCGGAGCGCGAGATAATCCGCCAAATTGCGGAATTGGGCGGCGCAAACGCTTATATAACCCGCGCCGGTGCATTGAGCATCAAACAGCCCACGGCCACCGGGGAACGCATCGTAAAGCGCAAATATGCAAGCCTAACGAAAGAAACGGCATTCGGCGGGATCAATACCGTCGTACTCGGTAAATCCGACTATGACGACGATATTGTTTATCAAGATGCGGAAGCCGTGGCGGCGGATGGCGTTATTGAATGGCGGCTTGAAAATAATATTTTCGCAGAAGCCGACCGGGAAGCCTTCGCGGAGTTTATCGGCCAAACGTACATTATCGGCCTTGCGTATACCCCGTTTTCTGCGTCCGGCTGCGTTGATGATTGGTATCTGGATGTGGGCGACGTTGTAACAGTACAGGGCAAGAACGGCGAATTTTTTGAAACCGTGCTTTTGACCTACGAAACGACCGACCGCATCCGGGCAACGCTTGGCGCAGAAGTGCCCGGCGAAATGCTCACTAATTACGAATTAGCAGGAAGCACGAAAAAGAAAATTGATTATGCCCTACTCCAAGTTGACCATATCAACAATGAAATCACGTCAAAGGTTTCAAAGGATGGCATAATATCCGCCATCAATCAGACGGCCGAACAGATTTCCATTGATGCAAGCAAAATCAATTTGACCGGCTATATCACGGCTTCCGATCTTGGCGCGGATGGCGAAACCGTCATACACGGCGGCCGTATTGATACCGATTCGCTTTACGTCCGTTATCTTGAAGGCGCAGAGGGCAACTTCAAGAATTTAACCGCTGCCGAAGACGGTAAACTGCAAATCGGCAAATGGGCATTCTTAACGGATGGTTTGGAATACGACGGCGGTGTATTCGACCTTGAGTATTCCGGCGGCATTGCACGCCTTGCGGGCACGGCCCCAATGCTGATAGGCCCGTATACAAACGGCGTAACTAATACGCTTTCGCTATACGGGACAGTTATAGAGTTTGGCGTTTCCGCATCCGAATACTATTGCATGTTAAACGGCAACGTGACAAGTGGCGGCATTACCTACCGTGAAATTTGTTTCTATCCCTCCGACGACGAAACGGGTAATATCGGATTGCCTAATCAAAAATGGGATACCGGCCATTTCCGAAACCTTTACATCTACGACACGTTAACAATTGACACAGTAACGGCCGATAATGTCACGGCGGAAACTATAAACGCCGGAAGCGCGGCCCGCGTATCCGGCACTATGGTTATTGGCAGCGCAAGCGCAAGCCAACCTTCAAGGGGCTTGAAAATTGCCGACGTCGCAACGGCCACAAATTCAAGCGCATATGCAAGTGATTTGGTAATGTCAATCGGCAGCAGTAGCGGCATGGTGTATAAAACCAGCGTTAAGCTGTCGCAACTTTACAGCGCAACGGGATCTTCCACAAAGCGGGTAAAGCATGATATTTCGCCGCTTGGTAACGACTACAATATTTTTGATGCGTTGCAGCCCATTCAGTTTCGATATAACAGCGACAATGAAAAGGGGCTCGGATTGCTTGCGGAAGACCTTGAAAAACTGGCCCCGGATTTATGCTATTACGACGACGACGGAACCGTAAAGGGTATTAAGTACAACAGTATTATTGCCTTGCTTATTCGTGAAGTGAAACAGCTAAAGGAAAGGATGATAAACAATGGTGCAGAAACTAATTGACGCGCTCAACATGTTAAACGGCGTGCGTTGTTCCGGCCGTGAAGACCTTACAAGGATGCTTGCGGCCATGCAGAAAATCGAAGACGTTGCAAAAGAAATCAACGAAAAGGAGCGTGGAAAGAATGAGCAAAACGCCGGTTAAATCATTCCTTGATTACTGTTATAACGCCGCCGATCTTGACGGCAAAATTGAAACGCTATATTCCGGCATCATGGGCGGCAGGAACCGCCACGGCTACGTTTACGGCGGACAGGGCGAAAA